CTGACGGCAGTGTTGACGTTGGTGCTACTGTTGGGTTTACACCTTTTAGCACTTTTGAGTTTGTTGTAGATGGAGTAAGATCATATAGAGTATTATCAAAATTTATTACAATTAAATATGAATATCAAGGAAACGAAAAGACGTATAATCCAAGCTGGGCATAGGGCGGTTGAAGAGCTAATTAAAGTAGCTAAAGAAGAGATAGTTGATACTGAAGATGATATTTCTGCTGATAGATTAAAAAATGCTGCAGCTACTAAAAAACTAGCTATATTTGACGCGTTCGAAATACTTAATAGAATACAAGAAGAAGAAAATATCTTGGAAGGCAAAGATCCTGAAGAGAAAAAAGAAAAGGTTTTTAGAGGCTTTGCAGAAGGTAGATCAAAATGAGTTACGAGCAAACATTATACAAAATAGTAGAACCAATAAAAAAGACTACACTAAGTAGACTTAATAAATCTAAAAAATGGAAATATGGATATAATAAAGAACATGATATTGTCGTTATATCAAAAGATGGTACAATTGGTGATATACTTGAAATACAAGGGTTGCAAATTGGTTTGCCAAGAGTGCCAAAACAACTGCATGAAAGTAAATTAAAAAAGTGGGCTAAGCTTGATTATCCAAAAGAATTAGCTAGATTAAAAAATATATTTGACTGGAGATCTTATCCTGAAGAAAGTAAAGAACAGTGGTTTGATTATATAGATAAAGAGTTTGAAAGAAGAGA